GGTTACGCAGCAGGTTATAAGAAAGATATTGAATTAGAATTACTTGACCCAACAGGTGTTGTAATTGAAAAATGGATTCTTCAAGGTACAATGTTAACAAACGTTGATTTTGGTTCATTAGATTATTCATCTTCTGATATTGCTGAGATTACCGGCACGTTAAGATTTGACCGCGCTATCCACGTATTTTAAAATTTCTCTGTCGAAGTCGACTTTACTATCCCTTTTAGCATATTTATTGCTAAAAGGGATTTTTTATGCAACACATTTGTAAAATTTGTAATCAAGAATTAACAAACCCACAGGGGTTATCGGCTCATTGTCGTTTAAAACATAAAATGAAAGCTGAAGATGTTTATATCGAATACTTCTTAAATGGAATACCACCAACTTGTGCCTGTGGTTGTGGTGAAAGACCAAAATATTTAGGTATTTATGAAGGCTTTAGAGAATATATTCACGGTCATATATCGAGGGTTCACAATAATTGGGGTCATAATAAAAAAGCTAATGATAAAGCACACGAAACTCAAAAAAAAATGCACCAAAATGGTGACTTAGTTATATGGAACAAAGGTCTAACCAAAGAAGTTGATGACCGTTTGGGTTATGGTCAAAAAATTTCTGACAATAAAGAACGTTCTGAAAAAATATCCAAAGCTTTAAAAGGTCGTAAAAGACCAAAAAAAGTTTTGGAAAAATTAAATAAGGGTATGTTGGAGTATTGGTCCAAACCTGAGAATCGCGAACAAAGAAGATTAGATCAAGTTGAATATTTAAGAACCAAACAAATTAACAAAAAATCCAAACTAGAACAAAAGTTTGAGGATTTATTAACCGAACTTAATATTCAATTTATTAATCAACATCCTTTAAATGGTTATCTATACGACTTCTATATTCCCAAACATAATATTTTAATTGAGGTTGATGGTGATTGGTTTCATTGTAATCCCGATGTTCATCCTGAGGCAATCCATGAAATTCAAAAGTTTGTTAAAGAAAATGATGAACGTAAAAATATAATCGCAAAAGAAAATAACATCCCGCTTTTAAGATTTTGGGAAAAAGATATAAATGATTCAATTGATTCTGTAAAATCCAAATTATCTGAATATTTATAATAAAATGAAAAACCTTATCCGTAAAATATTAAAAGAAGAACAAGACGAGTTTGAATGGGCTCGTGGTTTTGATACTTCTGAGGCCGAAAAAATTGTCAAAAAACCTTTCATTCAAATAGAACGTAATTTTAATTTTGATGCTATTAACATTTATGATATGATAGTTGATGCTGGTATTAGAGATATTAATAAATTAATGGAAATTGGTGATGAGTTGTATAATGAAGTAGATCGTGTTTACGAAGATGCTCGTGAGTCTGGTTATGAATCTGGTCGTGATTCTTGTGATTGTGATGGTTGTTGTGATGATTATGTTTATTATCAAGAAGCGGATAGGGAAAAAGAAGAAGCACGTGAAGAAGGTCGAGAAGAGGGTAGAGAGTCAGCACAAGAAGAAATCCAAGAATTAAAAGATAGAATAGAAGAATTAGAAAGTCAGTTAAATGAAACCTTTAATAAAAAAAATACTAAGAGAATCTGATTGGTTGGATGATTTATCTAATCAGTTTAGTGGTGTAGATTTACCATTTGAGGTTGCGTTAAACCCAATAAATAGACCAGCAAAATCAAATCTTTTTGTTATGAAAACTAGTTGGGACTACAGTGATGCTTATCTTAGAGAAGAATTTGTTTTTAATATGGAAAACCCAAGGTCTTTTGAAACCTTTGTTAATGTTTGTAAATTTTATTTGGTTTTATTAGACAATCGTGATTATAGTAGATGGAAAGATGTGTCAGCATTAGCTAAAAGTACTGGTTTGGCTTTAGGTTCTTTTGATGATGAAGAGGCTTACGGTACACCAAAAGATATGTCCGATTTTATCTTTGGTTCTGATTATCCCGCTCATCTTGAAAATGTTGAAATCTCTTATTTTGATAAGGGTGGTGTTGAATACGGTGTTAGGTTAAAAGAACCTAATTAACAAAAAAGGGACCGTTAAGTCCCCCTTTATTTTACCAATCATAATCCTCATCCCACTCATTCCAACTTCTACTGTAATAATCATCTTTTTTACGGTCTGAATAAACATACTCACCACTATTAAAAATATCGTTCTCATCTTCATCATCTTCAATCAAAAGTGTTTTTACTTCTTTTGTTTTAGTTTTAGAACTACCACTCCAATAAGTACTTAAATTATTGTAATTTTTATCTTCTTTTGGGTTTTCGTATTTGTTTTCACCCAATTCTTCAACAAGTTTTAAACCAAGTTCATAACCGTTTTGAACATCGTCAACAATAACATATTCATTATCTGTATGATAACGATAATACCCAGCCGCCAAGTTTAAACAAGCAATATTAAATTTTTCCATGATTTGCCAAACATCGGTGTATGGATGGTATGCCCAATCAACAATACCATGTTCTTTAATTAAACCTGTTACTTTATCCGCGAATTGTGATTTTTGGTTGAATAAATAACGACCCATTAATGTTAAACTCATTGATGCTCCACCTGGAGAATCATACTGAATTACATAACCAATATTCTCAAAAAACTTAGGGTCGGCATACATACTACCTTTACAACCAATTTCTTCTGAAACAAAAAATGCTGCTTTAACATTTGGTAATGTGTCTAACATTTCAAGAGCTAAATAAACACCACATTTATCATCACCACCAATACCTGAAGCTTTTTTGGTGACTTTGTCCATACCTGTAAGAATAACACCATCTTCACCTTCTGTTTGAACAACAATCATATTCATATTAACAGGGTGAACCGTATCTGTATGTGCAACAAAACAAGGGAAGTTTTTACTAACACCTTTTGTAACATAAATATTACCGTGACTATCGGTATAGTGTTCATAACCTTTTTGGGTTAAAACTTTTTGTAAATACTCAATCATAAGTTTTTCGTTACGAGAGTGAGTCGGTACTGAAAGAACTTCAGTTAATCGAGTTAATTTATCTTGTGTCATTTTCATATTACAAATATAAGAAGATTTTATTTAATAATAAAATTTTATTAAGGAAAAATTAAAATAAACCTATTTATGGTTATAATCTTTACTATTAAAAAATAAGTTTTAAGGTTAATTAGAATAATAAATTTAAAAAAAAGTTTTTATAATGTCAAAACAACAAACACAAGAAATTCAATTTCAAGCCCCATTCGATGTTATTCCTTTGCCATCTAGAGGTCTTTTATACCCTGGACAACAAGGTGCTGTAAAAGTGGAATATATGACCGCAATGGATGAAAATATTTTAACATCACCCAATTTAATTAAAAGTGGGAAAGTTCTTGATGTTTTATTGGAAAGAAAAGTTAAAGAATCCCCAGTACCTTTTGAAGAATTATTAGTTGGTGATAGAAACGCAATCATGATTTGGTTACGTGCTACAGGTTACGGTGAAATGTATCCTGTTAAATTAACTGACCCGACAAGTGGTGTTGAATTTGAAACTGAAATAGATTTATCTACTTTAAAAACAAAAGAACTACCAGAAGGTGTCGAACCAGATGAAAAAGGAGAATTTTCTTTCTTATTACCAAAATGTAAAAAGAAAATTAAATTTAGACTTTTAACCGTTGGTGATGAAAAATCTATTGTTAGTAGGTCTGAAAAATATGAGAAAGCAACAAAATCTCAAATTTCAAACGCTTTAACTTATAGACTACAAGCTCAGATTAAAGAAGTTGATGGTAATAGAGATATTAACTACATCCAACAATTTGTTAATGTGATGCCAGCTTTTGATTCCCTTAAATTCAGAGAATATTCTGACTCAATTGAACCAGGTATAGATATGTCGGCCGAAGTGGAGGGACCGACAGGTACATTTCAAGCTCCAGTTACCCTCGGACTCAACTTTTTTTGGCCTAACGTCAGATTATAATTTAAGTATTAAAAGAGAAATCTACTATATGGTAAAACATATGAGATTTTCTTATGAATCAGTTCAAAATATGCCAGTATGGGAAAGACGTATTTATCTTGATTTATGGCAAAAAGAACTTGAAGACCAGAAAAAAGAATACGATAAAGCAAAATCAAAAAGAAGATAATTAAATGGGGTTAATAGCCCCATTTTTTATTTACTTGATATTTATAAATAAACATTTTTCAATGTCAGTAATTTTATTAAACAACAATAACTTTAAAAAACTTCTAAAAGAAGCTCCTATCTCTGGTGATAAAGCAGCTCAAGATATTGCTAAAGCTGAAGGTGGTATTGCTAAAGCAAAGGACAGGTTAGCTAGATTACAAATAACTGATATACCTGGATTGGATTCTATCAACACAATAGACCAATTAGCTATAGAACCTTTTAAGTTTGATTTTTTACTACAAATCCCAGATAATCCTCAAGGACTTACTTTACCAGTACCACACCCATTTGAAACTTTGGCTCGTGTGGTTGAAAAAAACCCTTTGACTTTGGAGGTTAAGACTAATGAAGGTGTATTGTTTAAAATGATTTTTACAAAAGAGGAAGAATTAATTACACAACTACCAGGTACAAAAGAACCAATCATTGGTAAAAGTAATAAAGTTATGGCTTTAGTTTCTGAAGATGGTAAAGAAGAAGGTAAGTACTATTCAATACAATTCGATCACGCTAAAGAACTTGTTGATGAAGCAAATAAAGAAAAAGAAAAAGGTGGGGTAGAAAGTGAAGAGGATAAAAAAAACAAAAGTGGAGAAACAAAAGGTGAGGAAACAGAAGGTGAGGGAACAGAAGGGGGTAAAAATAATAAAGAACAATTATTTAATGATTTAGCCGGATTTTTCAAATTTACATATAATAATAGAAGACTTGCTGCTCCAGAATTATTTCCAAAAGAAAAACGTAAAAATACGTTAGAGTCTTATATTAATCAAATAGCTAAAAAAGTTATTTTAATTAAAGAAGACGATGAAGATGAGGGTGAGGGTGAGGAAGATAACTCAAAAGACCCAACTAAAATGACGGTTGAGAAAGATTACATTGGTCAAATTTATGTACAAACAATTGTTTTGGGTCCTAAGGCAAAAGCTAGAGCTGGTGAAGAAAAAAATAATTATGTGAATAAAGTAAATCAATCACAAAAGGGTCAAACAAAATGGGACGGTAATTTTAATAATTTACCAAAAGCAAAAGTAGGTCAAATCCCACCTACAGTAAATGTTGGTGGATTAAGTTTGGTTCTTGATGATAGCAATTTATCTCCTGAACAAGAAAGAATTTTTAAACAAATACAGGGTCTTTTAGGTAAAAGTAATTTTGAAGGTGAAACCACAATCAGAAGAAGTGCTAGAGATAAAGGCACTATTATAATAGGGTTTCCAACACTTGGCGGTAAAAAAGCAATTGTTTGTAAATTATTAAATAAAGAAACAAATTTAATGAAAAATCTTAGTGTTGAAATTGCTCCAAAAATTACGGGAAATGATAAATTCACTGAATCAACAATAGCTAAAATACGAATTAAAAAACTTTAATAATTAATGGCAGACAATATTAAAAGGAATATAGAAGACGAAAAAGCGTTTTTACAGTTACAAGAACAAATTCGTGATGCTCAAAGAGATGCTGGTAAAAGTTTACAAAGTGCTGGTGAGTATACCAAAACCATTCTTTTAAATTATCGTGAAATGCAAAAAGTTTCTAGTAAAATTAGAGACTTAGAAAAAGAGGCTGATAAGTTAAGTAAATCTCGTAACAAAAGTGATCAAGAAAGAGCGGCAATTATACGTCAACAAGTAGAAGATCTTAAAAAACAAAAAGACGAAATAAAGTCTATCAATAAACAAATGGCTTCACTTGGTGGGGCTGTTAGAGCTGGTTTTAGTGGTCTTGTAAGTTACTTAGGTCAGGCTTTAACAGGTTATTTAGAATTTAGTCAAAAAACAAGAGACGTTGCTGCACAAATAGGTCTAGGTTCTAACAACATGAATATGTTACAGAGTAACATTCAACAAGCTGCTGTACAAATGGCAGGTTATGGTGTTAGTGTAACCGATGCTCTTGAGGCACAACAAGCGTATTCCGATGAGTTAGGTCGTTCAGTTATTTTAACACAATCCGCATTAGAAAATATGTCCATGATTGGTAAAGCAACTGGTCTTGGTATGCAGGGTATGGCAGGTTTAACAGCTCAGATGAATCAATTTGGTCTTGGGGCTGAGGATTCAGCTAAAATGATATATTCTATGTATTCGGATTCAACAGCCATGGGATTAAATGCTGGTAAAGTAATTAAAAAATTTCAAGAAAATATCGGTCTGTTAAATAAATTAAATTTTAAAAACGGAATCAAAGGTCTACAAAAAATGGCTCAGTTAAGTGAGAAGTATAAAATAGACATGAATGGTATTGCGAATGCATCTGAAAAGGCTTTCTCACCTGAAGGTGCTATTGAAATGGCTGCTCAATTACAAGTAATGGGTGGTGCAATGGCTAGTTTAGGAGACCCGTTTCAGTTAATGTATAAGGCTCGTAACAATCCTGAAAAATTTGCCGAAGATATGGCAAAAGCAGCCGCTGAATCAGCTACTTTTAATAGTCAAACAGGAGAGTTTCAAGTTAATGCTATGGAAATAGATAGATTACGTGTTGTTGCTGAAGCGACCGGACAATCTATGGAAAACTTAGTTGAACAGGCAAAATCGACTGCTCAAGTTAACATGTTTAAAGGGTTATTGGGTGGTAAGGGTCTTTCACCTGAAGAACAAGACGCTGTTGCCATGATGAGTCAAATGGTAGATGGTAAAGCACAAATTCAAATTGGTGTCGGTCCAGATGGTAAAGCCATGATGAAAGACTTGACTGCAGTCGGTAAAGATGATTTACAAAGAGTTTTAAATGATAAAAAAAGTGCTAAAGAAGCGGCATCACAGGCAACAGGTATCATGGAAAGAATCCAAAATGTTATGAATCAATTAATGGTTGCGGTATATCCTTTATTTCAGGCTTTAGAACAAAACTTACAACCTTTAGTTGATATCTTAAAAGAAAAAACTACAGGTTGGGCCGAGTCACTAAAAAACTTTTTTACAAAAGTTGATATTTCAGGTTTTATAGACGGATTGAAAAACTTTTTTGTTGGATTAGGAGAAAAATTAAAATTTGTTGCTGAAAATTGGAAAACAGTGTTAGGTGTGGCGGCGATTGCTTTCGCAACATATTGGGTTAGTAAACAAGTGATAGCTGGTTTAGCGTTTGGTTTAGCCGCTGGTAAAGGTATTTTGATTAGTGCTGGAGGTAAACTTAAAAGTTTATTTGGTTCTTTAACTTCAAAATTACCTGGGGGTGGTGGTGAAACACCGATGACTGGTGCTCAAATGGCAATGCAAGGTCAGGCATCTAAAGCAGCAGGAATGGGTAGTATGATGAAATCTCTAGGTTCAGCTGCACAAATTTTAGCGGTAGGGGCTGCATTAATGATGGTTGCAAAGGCTTTGGATATTTTTGGGGATGCTATGTTAAAATTACAAAAAGTACCGACAAATTTATTAATTGGTGTTGGTACAGGGTTATTAGTTTTTGTAGGGGCTATGGGATTGTTAGGAGCTAGTGGTATTGGTGAAATAGGGGTGGCAATAATGTTAGGTGTCGGTGCTGCTTTATTAATGATAGGGGGAGCGGTATGGATTGTCGCCCAAGGTATGTCGACTTTAGTAGATTCTTTTACCAATTTATTTACAATACTACCAAACGCGGGTTCACAATTATTAGATGCTGGTTTAGGTTTCTTGGCTATGGCCGCTGGAATAGGTGTTTTAACATTGTCATTAATTGCTATGGGAGCGGCAGCTATTTTTGCATTACCTGGATTATTAATATTGGGTGGAGTTACTTCAATGTTAACAGAAACTGCAACAGCGTTGGCGGCAAGTGGTGGTGGAGAAGGTATAGAAAAGGCTGTAAACGCAATCAATTCTGTAGACCAAAATAAATTAGATGCTTTAAAAGATTTATCCATGTGGTTTTCTTTAATAGGGGCATCACCAACAATTAAGTTTGAAGAAAATTTAACAGTAGATGGTTCAATTGTTTTAAAAGGAGAGGCCGGAGGTAAATCAAATACAGACTGGGTTACAGACCCTATATTTGTTTCAAAATTAAAAGAATTTATTGAATACTCGAAGGTAGCTGATAGAAACGGTGGAAAACCAAGATAATTTTATCTGCTAGCTTTATTATTATATAAGCTATATTATTTTAAGCTTTATTAAAGATCTCGCGCTAATATTGTAAATAAAAAGTTTATAAGTAAATATTTATAGAAAAAGAAATTTAAATCATGCCTAACAGTCCACAAATAAATCCTTTTGATTACAATATAGATAAGTTTGATAGTGGTATTTTAGGACCAATAACCGATACCGATTTTAGAACTTATCTTTTTACACATAATTTAGGAACACCAAATCCGGTTATTAGTAGTGTTTTAAGTAATCCTTGGGCTGATAGAGGGACAGAGTATGATGTTAGTCAAAGTACTTTTAACGTTATAGATGTACCTAATTTAACTACAGTTGCTAATACACCTTCTTTATACAATAATTTAACAAACCCAAGACAAATTAATCTTGGTAGTAACTTACAAGATATAAATCCGCAGATAGCTAACGTTTTAGGTCAAGATAAACCTGAAGAGGCTGGTTTAGGATTAGACGTAACTTTTAACCCAAATATTTCAAATATAGATTTACCTTCAGTCCAAGAGGTTTCTGAAACACCTTCTTTATACAATAATTTAACAAACCCAAGACAAATAAATGTTGGTAGTAATTTACAAGATATAAATCCACAAGTTGCCAATGTTTTAGGGCAAACTACACCACAACAAGCGGGTTTAGGTCAAGACGCTACTTCTTTGTTCAACTCAAATGTTGCTAATCTTGATTTACCTTCTGTACAGGAGGCATCAGAGATATCTAGTACGATAAACAATTTTACACAACCTAGACCAGATAATCTAGCTTTAAACCCTACAGAAGAAGACTTGTTAAGTTGGTATCCAGTTGAATTTGCGGCAGTTTACCAACAATGGTCAGGAGATTATAATACACCATATGGGGTCCCACAAACTTTAAGATTAAGTTTTGCTGGTAATATTAACTCTTGGGTTAAACCTGGTGGACAAGTTATAACAACTAGAGAAATTAGAGATAGGGACTTATTAACAAAAGCAAATAACAAATACGGACCAACACAAATAATTTCTTACGGAACTACAGGTGATGAGTTATTAAATAATCGTACAGGTTTTGTATCTTATAACCCAGGTATTCAAGGAGATTTTAGAGACCAACTATTTAGTAGAACTTTAGGTGTTGGTGTAATTCCTTTTAGTACTATAGGTTCAGGTATAAATTACAAACCCGATGGTACAAACATTTCGGAATTAGATACAATAGCTAGAAAAAGAAGAGGTGTAGAAGTTTTAAATAGAATTAAATTAAACTTTACTGATAATACAGTGGGATTGATTAATACAAGTCCAATTGGTTTATTAACAGGACAAGATTTAATTATTAAAAATTATTCTATTACTTCACGTAAAACAGCTATCGGTAAGGCAGCAGAATTTTTAGCTAAACTAACAGGATTTAATAACCCTAACTCTATATTAAACTCAGGTGATTTTAATTTATCTGATTATAATAAACAAGTTCAAGTAGGTAGAGTACTAGATAAAAATCAAGTAAACTACAATGAAGTTGATATTAGTAGTAGTTTATTAGATAAAACTGGTAAAAATACCAGAAATTTAATAATAGATACTTTCAATATCAATAAATACGGACCTAATTTAGAAGGTAATTATGAAAAATATAATCAGGGTAATTACTTTTTTCCTTCAGATAAAAAGAAGGGTGGGCCAATACCACAAGAAGAATACAAGACAGGTCAGGCTGCAGAAGGTTTTTTTGGTAAAACAGAAATAGTAAATGACGCCAAATCACAATCAGATATTTTGGGGTTCCAAGAACTTACAGATACACTTCAGTTTAATACCGGTTATGACACTAGATATATAGGTACCACTACTGAAGCTAACTCTGATGCTAATGCCTTACCTACAACTGAACAGTATTCTTGGCAAAAAAGAGAAACAAATCCTTTTAAAAGAGGTTTATTAAAATACACACAGGAAATTATAAATAATTCTGAAAATTTAAATGATGTTGGAAGTTATATAGGATATTTTGATTCACCTAAAGCCTTTAATGGTAATGCTGATTATTACCAAAAAAGTGATAAACACGGACATTCAACTGGACTTAAAGCGAGTAGTATTAACATTGGGGGTATTCCAGTAGTGCTTCCTGCAGTCGGTCCACCAAAACTACCATCAAGAGGTAATACGGCAAAAAATTCTACAGGTGAGTTTTATTGTCGTTCTTGGTCGTCTAAAAGAAAGTACACTTCTTTTGAAAACTTAATTAGGGGTGAAAAAAATTGGTGGTTAACAACTAAACCTGCTGATGTACTTGGTTCTGACGTACCTAGTAATTATAGTGATTTAATGACATTGAACGAGGTAGGTATGCCAAAAATTGCTTGGGAAAAAGATGGTGTTAGAGAATTAAACATACAAGAAAATTATAATGTATTAGTAAAAAATATTAAGGACTCACCTTCTCTTAAGGCTTTAGAAGGTTTAGCAACTTTTAAACCCAAAGTAATACCTTACATGTTTTCAATAGAAAATTTAGCTTGGGTAGATGCTCCACAATCAGCTTACTTACCACTTTGTGAAAAAGGACCTAATGGTGGTAGAATTATGTGGTTCCCCCCTTACAATATGGATTTTAGTGAAAGTACCAGTGTTAATTGGGATTCAACAACTATGGTAGGAAGAGGAGAACCAATTTATACTTACAACAATACTGAAAGATCGGGTAGTTTAAGTTTTTCAATTGTAGTTGATCACCCTTCCGTATTAAATAAATTAAGAAAAGATTACGCTGAAAATATATTTGATGATGTGTATCATTCATTTTTCGCGGGTTGTGGGGGTACAGACGCGTATAGAGATTTTATACCACCTGTAAGAAAAGATAGTACTATCGAAATACCTAACACTGGTGTTATAACACCAGAAGTGGTTAAACCTAAAGAACCTAACAACCCACCTTATACATCTTTTAAAGTTTATTTTGATAACGCATTTAATGACAGTAAATGTTCTAAAGATAAATTACCTTGTAAAGAGGCTCAATATATAAACACTACAGGTCAAGGTAGAGCATTAAGTTTTACTTATGAAGAAAATGATTTAGTTTGTAATGGAAATTCTAGACCTGGATTAAATAAACTTGTAGAAAATAAATTAGCCGAAACATGTCAATTTTTAGTTGGTAAAAGTGGATTGTTAATAAACGCTCAATCACCCAACCAACCCACATTTAATCAAAAATATGAAGGACAAGAAGATGGAAAAAATTATACGATACAGTTATACGGTTATTGTTCTGGGGCTGCTAATAAGGATTATAATCTTAAATTAAGTCATGATAGAATACTGTCTGTTTATAATTGGATGATACAGTACTTAGAATCTATTGAGAATGGTGACCCTGTTAAATTTGGTGGTAGTGATAAAACTTACCCTACTGAAACACAATTAAGGGGTGGTTTTGACGATTTTATTAATTCAGGTCAAAAAGGTTTAAGGTGGGAGTTTTATAGTTTAGGCGATAGTGCATCAGACCCAAACTCAACTAACGAAGAGTGGGCTAAAGAAGATACAACAGGACAAGACCCTTGTACATCAAATCAAAATAGTCCTGATAGTTATGCATCTAAACAAGCTAGATATGTGGAAGTTAGATTAATAAAAAACCCTTTAAATTCTACTAGAATATCTGAACAAATTAATAACGAAAATCAAATTGTTGCTCAAGAAAAAACTAAAGAAGAACAGGCTAAAAAAGACGCTGCACAAAGTATAGCTGATAGTGTTGCTAAATCTTATATTGGGGAGTGTGATTATTTTCAGGCACTTAAAAAATCAGATAGTTTTATTTATAATACTTTAGGTGAAAAATTAGATAATTTTCACCCCGCTTTTCACGCTATAACCCCAGAAGGTTTTAATTCTAGATTAACTTTCTTACAACAATGTACAAGACAAGGACCACAATTAATAGATATTGATAGTCCACAAAATATGATTTTTGGTAGACCACCTATTTGTGTATTAAAGATAGGCGATTTTTATCACACAAAAATTGTCGTAGACAGTATTAATTTTAGTTTTGAACCAGTACAGTGGGATTTAAACCCTGAAGGTATTGGTGTACAACCTATGGTCGTTAAAGTAGATATGGGTTTTAAATTTATTGGTGGAAGTTCATTAGGTGGACCTATCAAACAATTACAAAATGCAGTTTCATTTAACTTTTTTGCTAACACCGGAATTTACAATACGGCTAGAGCTGTTGATAATTATTTAGCACAAAGAGAAGGAGCGTTACAGAAAAAAGTGGTATATGGTGGTTATATTACACCAGGTCAAGAAAATGCTTTATATGATGTGATAAAACAAAGTAGTGTTATGACCGATAAGAAAATTGATACAGTTACACCACAACCTAAACCTGTAGATGTACCGTCTACAAACGCACAAGCATCAACAGCAGTTGTTTCAGCAACCACCGAAAATCAAAAAACAGATGTTAAAAAATCAGCTGTAACTAATAAACCGGCAACACCAACCGCAGTAGGTAACACACTAAAAGACGCTAGATTTGAACTTCTTAACTCATTAAATTCTCAAGAATGGGTTATAAGTAGTTACCAAGGTGAAGGTATCGGTGAATTACTTGGTGGAGCAAAAATACCTAACGGTCTTTTAAATATATCCGCCCCTAAAACTGTTTACAATAAAACCGCCAACCCAGATGATTTATTAGCCTCATTTGGATTTGTTATTAAAGATTATAAAGCGTTATCGGGACAAAGAGATTCACAAGGCTCTAGATTATTTGTGCAGTTTAGAGAAAATGGTGTTGTTAATTTTATAAAAACCTTTGGATTTCCTAACCCAGGTGTTAACGTTTTAAAGGCACAAATAATAAAAACAGGTAAATATTATAACTTTAATACCTTTAAACCTATTCCGGCTAATCTTGGAGAAGGATCTGAAAAAATAGATTTAACTATAGAAATAAATGGAATTAAAAGTTCTGGACAATTTTTAAGTGTTTTATTAAAGCAAATTACAACAAATATGTAAAAATGAGTAAATTATACTACGATAGATATGAAAAATTTAAGGTTAATAATGAAATTAAACCTTTACCATTTATAAAGATACCCGTATCCCCAAACGATATTTCGGCCGAATATACCACTAATAGTAGACTTGACATTTTGTCACAACAGTATTATGGTGTACCTTATTATGGGTGGTTAATCTTACAAGCAAACCCAATATACGGTGGGTTAGAATTTAACATACCAGTTGGGTCTATATTAAGAGTACCATATCCATTAATTAATGCTTTACAAACTTATCAACAAGAAATAGATAGGTTTGACGCTTTATACGGAATTAAAAGTTAATTATGTCCAACGGAAACCCATTTCAACAAAGTGATTACACACCTATAATTTTAAATAATACTGGTTTAAATACTAATATTAAAGTTATTGATCCTAACCCAATAGGTCAAATAGTACCACAAGAAGATTTATTTATTTATGTTAGTTTAAAGGCTAAACAAAAATCAAAAAGTGTTTTAACAGAAGACCAAAATACTACTGGGGGTAAATATAATTTAAATAACGATGTTCGTGGTTCTATTGAAATGACTGTGCCACAACAAAAATTTGGGGCAGACCAATTATTTTCTAACAAACCTTTTTTAACAACCGATTGGACCCAAATCGGAGGTAACCCCGACCAAGCAAAATTAGGTGGAATAGGCAACGATTTTGAAACATTTGGTATAACCAATGTTGATATTGAAATTAAAAGTCAAACCGTACCTAAAGTTGTAATTGATTTTGTAGATGTTCGTGGTGCAACATTATTTGAACAAGGTTCTTGTTCACCTTATGGTTTATTTTTTACACTACCTTATCCTATTTTTGAATTAACACTTAAAGGTTATTACGGTAGACCTGTAAAATACTATTTAAATTTACTTAAGTTTAATGCTAAGTTTAATTCTGACACGGGTAACATGGAATGTCGCGCAGAGTTTGTTGGTTGGTCTTTCGCTTTTTTATCTGATACAATAGTTAGTTATGTTACAGCATCACAATATTTAGACCAAAATATTTACACACCAAATAGTATATTAGAAGATAAATACGAAAATACTTGGAAATTTTATACTAACCCCGATAATCCTATAGTTGATAGTACTGAAACAAATAATCCATGGTGTAAAAATAAAGTTGTACCAGAAAGGTGTACAACAATATTTGATTTAGTCAAAGCAGTTAAAAATCTACAAACTTTAGATTTACCTGATGTTAAAGGAAGTCCAGAATGGACAGAATTACAAAATCTTAATGGGTTAAAAAATTATTATAATAACTACGATGATGCCGTTCAAAAAGTTTTTAGAGATTTAAAAACACTGAGTTCAGAACAAATAAATTCAACAGCAAACGGGCAAACTAATAATTTATTTAAATTAGTTTTTAAAACCAAACCTTGTGCCAAAGGTTCCACCGTTACGGATAATTGTGACACCAAACTTAGGGATTTAATTGTACAATATTTTGATAAAACAAGTGGGTCCTTAGCCTCTAGTACCTCAATTATAAAAACACAAAAAATAACAGATTCAACAACTGGTTCTGATATAGTTGACGTACTTACAGATGCTAAAGCGGATGTTTTTAATGGACAGCCATCTGGGGTAACCGACAAAATATACAACCAAGTAGGTTCTGATTTTCAAAATATAGTTTTATTTGATTATGGTTATAAAAATGCGGGTGGTACCGAATATTTTATAGATTTTGGTTATTTGATTAATGGAATTAAAGAAGACTATCAAAAATTAAATGATGTTATTACATCTAAAAAACAAGTTGTTGTAGAATCTTTAAATAATATTATAGAAGAAAGAATTGGGTTTAAACCGTCAATAAGAAACGTTTTCACTGTTTTACTTTGTAATACAGATGCTTTTATGCAAATTCTTTTAAATATAGCAATAAAGGCTGAACAATATCATTTAGGTAACACAGAAAGTTATAAACAATATATAAGTACAACAAACACAGATAATACGTCAAGTGCATCAAGCACTCGTATATCTGCAAACACAAAAGGAGTAAAACCTGTTGTTTATGCTTGGCCTACAGTTTATAAAAAAGACCATACACCTAAAAAAGGTGATGGTAAAACACAAGGTACAAAAGAAGTATTTCCTGGAGAAGATGCTAATTTTAGTAATTGGGTAGAAGTTAGATTTGTAGAAGATTTTATAACTGCTTATATAAAATTTTTAAAAGAAATAGATTTAATAAACGAAAAAAAAGAAGGTAGAGCGGGTTTTGATAATTACGCACCTTTAAACGTTTTAGAGGCCCCAATTTTATTTAGTGATAATCCACAAATTTATAAAAATATTAGTTATAAAGGTGTGGAGGTTATACCTAAATTAATAGGTGAAAGGGTTTTTATTTCTTTAGACCATACACACCTTAATTGGACACGTTTAGGTGCTACTAATTTACCACTTTATAATTGGAATCCATTTATACAGGGTAATAAAATTAATACAAATTTAGCGAAAATATTAGGGAAAGTAGATGCTTGGAATTTACTTAATGCACAAGAAGGTTCAGAAAGTATTAAATTTATACAAGCTTTACAACCATCAATACTTGGTGAAACTCCAGAAGAGTTTATTAATAAAGTTAAAACCGACTTAAATTTAGAAACAATAACTTATACTTGGAATAACCCAAAAGGAGAGGAAAACATAAAAGGTTCAACTTATATATACAAACCATTAGAGGGTATCACCATTTCTGACCCTGAAGCACCTGAACCTGTTGTAATTTATGGTGATCCAACAAAGATGGGCGTTGATTTTTTATTCCAAATAAAAGAAGAATCAGACTATAATGAAAGTTTTCAAATTAACATCAATACTGATACTAATTTAGGTAAAGATTTTAAAACTGTTTTAGATCGATATTCTAAAGATTTAACAGACAGATTACCAACTCTGATAGGTTTAGAAAAAGAAGAAAGTCCCTTTAAAATAAAATCTGAAGTTAAACCTGATTCTAAAAATCAATCACCTTTTTTTAGTGATGCAAGAAATTTTATTGTCGCAGGAATAACAAAATACAAAGAAGGTATTACCTACGATGATGGAGCCGAACCAACTGATTGGTGGAAAGCAGGTACACCATCACAAATAAAACCTTATTTATTAACTTATTTTACGGTTATAGATACAGACCTTGCAAACGAATATCAACCAATCAATATAAAAGCTTATTCTGGTTACGCTAATTTTTTACCAAAAACTGAGCCAAATAAAGTCTTTCAATTAAGTGTAGGTGTTACCCAAGCAGATGCTGGCGTAAACAACTTAATCCAAGATTTGGGTTATACAAGTTTTGGTGGTATTGGTGAATTTTCTAACAGAGGGTCTATAGATAGTTTTGTAACCACGCCAAGTTGGGTAGATAATGTTAATAGATTCAGAACGTTAGCTTGGGGTAATACTTATGAATTAAAAGCTCCGAATGGTTTTACTTCTGAAGAAACAGAAAACTGTAATTTAGCTTATTTATTTTTACATCTACTAAAACCAACACCTTTAGTAACTAGAGGTGTAGATAGAGATTTTGATTTACTTTATAATACCACATTAAAATTTGATGAAAATAAATACCCAGCAAAATTATTTTCTATTAAAAATTTTAATATATCAGGAGGTATTGTTAAAGTACCTAAAGCTTGGATATTAGCTTTGGGGGCTCAGTTATGGAGATGGAGAAGTTTTGTTGGATGGGATAGTAATAATGGTATTTGGACAAAACCTTTAAAAGGAGAATCACCAAAAGGATTTGACCCTTTAGCCCAACCTGGATATAATTCTGGTTTTGGTAATTTTAATAAAACTTATGCGGGGATAGATAGAAACCAATTTTCAGATTATTTAAATAGAGTTTATAACGGTAACGGTAATTGGGCCTCAAAGATTCAAAAAAGTGTATTTCATGAAAACTATACAAATTTTGGGAAAAATTTAAAAACACAATGGGGTAATAATAGTGCATTTGAAATTGGATCTAGAGACGATGTTAAAATTAAAGATGCAAATGGGGGCAATCTTGGAGAAAGTACTTTTGCTTTTGATTATTACGGGGTTGTTAGTGATTCGGGTAAAGATAATGGTCCGGCTAAATTTTATACAGACAGAATTATTAACCTCGATAGTAATAAATATAATTGGGGTAAAGTAAGAAATTTTACAACATCGTTTAATTACCCAAGTCAAACATCAAACAGAGTTAACAGCAGTACATATTATTATTCATGGCCTACACAGTATATAGCACCACATCACATACCTTATATACACCCAATAGTATTTTATGACGGAAAACTTAACATTGGAGGACCCGAACAGTACTCTCTTATAAACCCTTACGCCTTTACTCAGACAGGATGTTACAGATTAGATTACCAAACACTAATGCCTCAAACCCGTTTAGGAAATCCATACTATGAACATTTAACCAACAACGCGTCATTTACTGAAAGAAGTCGATTAGCCGACGGTGATTTAGGATTCGTAATTCAAAATTTACCCGATATTGTAAAAAATAAAATAATAGAATACTTTACAACGTGGGCTACTAGTGAAGGTGAAGATGGTTGGGGTGGTATATTAAAAATTATTGACCCAGTTCATTTTGCTGAAGGTACGACTCAAATGAGTACCTATTATGATAATACAACAGAAGCAGATGCTTTAGATGAAAATCTTAATGGTGTAGCCTTTCTTTTAAAAAATGATTCAAACACACAAAGTGTTGTTGATAAATTATTAGGTACTTCCGTTTATTTAGTTAATTCAACACCTAAAATATGGTACGGTCAAGAAACATTTACAGATGATTTTAGAGTAGATAAAGAACTTTTTGAGGCTTATTTGACAGAATTTTGGCTACTAATAAAAGATAATAGAGATGCTGTTATAAAAAACATTACAGATAAAAGTGCTGAAAACGATAAAGGATATGGACAATCATCTTTAGAAGATGACGACATTAAATTGTCTTTATATCGTACATTTAAATCAATGACAGATAAATGGATTTCAGCCTCACCAGGACAGGGCCAACTATTTTTTAATATTTTAGGTAACGGTATTGATAGTAAATGTGGGGGATTTAATGCGGGAGAAAAAGGTGTTTTAGCAGCACATTTCCAATACGTAAATAGGGTTATGGGTGATATTGGAAATGATGCTGTAATAGACATTACAAAATTAAACCAACTCAAAGACAATATTAAAATCACACTTTACCAATATATTTCTGATTTATTAACTGAAAACGAATACATGTTTTATCCTTTACCGGCTTATATTAATTTAGCGGCAAAAGGACTACAAGAAAATGATTTGTTAGATATGTTTAGACCTTCTTTAAATTTTGATAAAGTAAGTTGTGGACCATTATTTTTATCAATGTATGTTGGAGGAAATTCAAGACAATTAAGCTTTCAAGCGGCCGCTAACTGTTCCGCAGATATTACACCTAATTTTGACAATGATAGTTTTAATTTAAGTATTGAAGGTATTGAAAAACCGGATGAATTTTTAGGTACTAGCACTAATAATAGCACACCTGGATTTACAGCATTCAAAGTTGTTTATGGTTTAGAAAACCAAAACCACTTTAAAAATATTCAGTTAGACCAAACAGAATTTAGTGAAACCGCAGAATCTTTATTAGTTGTAGATAAGTTGGCCCAACAAGGTGGTACTGACCAATCAACAAAAGGACAAAACTTAAATTCCGTATACTTAACACGTTCTTATACATGTACCATGGAATCATTGGGTAACATGATGATACAACCAATGATGTATTTTGATTTGTTTGGTGTTCCAATGTTTAATGGAGCTTATCTTATAACAGAGGTGAAACACAATTTTAAACCAAATCATGCTACGACTACATTTAAAGGTACAAGACAACCAATTGCAACAATACCTATTGTAACAGACGCCGCAGTAGCTATGACACTTACTTTAAAAGATATTAAAGCAAGTACAAATGCCGGTAGTATTACTAACGCTGGTAGTAGTGGTGGTGGTACAGTATACTACGGTACAAATGCCGGAACATTCCAAGTTAATGTTGTTGGTGTACAAAAAACAGACATTAAACCTATAGCAGACTTAGTAGCTTCAGTAGAAAGTGGTACATGTGGGGATAATTACGATTCTTACAATTATTATGATACTTCTTCTGGTAAAAAAGTTTTAAAATCTAGACTTAGATGTAGTGGAGGACCTTTTGATATAGTACCAACTAGTTTAACATTAGGTCAGATAAAAAATTTACAAGCTCAAGGTAAATTATTTGCTGTAGGTAAATACCAAACAATACCGGTAACTTTAGATAGTATACAGAAAAAATTAAATCTACCTGATTCACAAATTTTTTCTAAAGAAATACAAGAAGAATTTGGTCGACAATTAATATTAAATTCCTCTGTAAGAAATGGTCTTAGGAGTTGGTGGTATGGTGCTGGTGAAGAAGTTGATTTACAAAAAGCTATCACAGATTTAGCTTTTGAATTTGCGTCATTTCCTAAGTATCATCAAACAATTAAATATGTTGGTGTTATTGGTTATAACAGTAATACAACCGCTTACTGTGGTATTGGTGGTAACGGTTGTGTTAATAATAAATTTTGTGCTTATGATGTCGCAAAAAGATTAATATTAACATATGAAGGTGTTAACGGTAGGAAACCTAAATTTTCTTTAGATAAATTAGATGAGGCGTTGAAAAATGCACCAACAAAAAACAACCCAGGTTTACTCACATCCCCAATTGACGATAAAGTCGTTAAATGTGAAAAAGGTAGTACGGCTGTTACTTTAAATTCTTCCAGTACACATGTGATTATGGGTGATTCTGGTGTTTCTACATTAACCAATGTTGTGGGCTTTAGTACACCAGCTTTAAAAAAGATCAGTATCGGATCAAATTGTGTTGGTAGTGGGGTTAAATTTTTAATCGATTCATTTGAAAAAGACCCAATCTATAAAGACATGACTTATCCTAATGTACAAGTTTTTTATCTTAAAGTAGGTACAAACGACGCTTATAATACATCAACAGATTCTATAAAACGTATTAAACAACTTAATGATTTAGTAGTAAAACATTTTCCAAATGCTAAAAAAATCGTATTACCTGGTACACTAGGGTGGGGTGGTGTGATAAATAAAACAAAAACAAATCAAGATAATTATTACCAAAACTATGTTAATTTAGGTTGGGTTTATGATTACCCACAATGTGGTCAAACTTGTGTTAATGTAGGTAGTGATGCTGGAGCTCATAACTCAAAAAATCCGTATTTTGTAGATACGTTAAAAATAATAAACCAATATCGAGTTTAATTTCTTTTTCCACAATAAGGGCCTAAACCACTTTTGATTGATTCAGGAGTGGTTAGTTTTTTTCCACACTTACCACATTTACCTGAGTGATAAACTTTAACAGTTTTATAACCATTTGGGTTTTTAAAATAATGTTGAAAAAACCATTCAATAACTTTATTAGAAGTGGAAGAAAAACCAATTTTACTTTTTGCTGAATGTCTGTACAACTGATTTTTACCACCAAAGTAACTACCTAAAAAAGTATATGAAGATTCATTATCCGAACCTGTTAAAACAGAAACATAAAAAATGTCTGATTTAACATCAGAAGTACCCCAACCAGCTTTACGAATACGATATGTAAAACGATTACCTGTTTGTTCATTTACAACAGTAAAAATAGCTGTACCAGCAAATATAAAATTTTTTAACGTTTCAGAAGTAAGTTCGTGATTGGTTTCTTTTTTCATTTTTATCTCTTATATTTAAAACAAAGATACAAAAATGATTATTGTTGGCAATATAATTACAAAAGAAAGTACAACAGGAATACCTAGTAATTTTGGTATTCACGAAACCATACCAACATCCGACACACCCAATTTAATTATTGGTTGGGAGCTAACAAAAACTTTATGTCCTGAAGCCTCTATTTTAAGAAAAAAAATTAAAGACAATCTTTATTGGACATTTTCACCAACAGAAAAAAGAAGTGTATTTGAAAATGATTTAAAAAAATATATAGATAAATCTTATAAAGATTATATTAAAAATATAAAATTTTACAATATAGACCCGATAATTTATAAAATAAATACTATTGATGAATTATTGGGTAAATTAAGTATTGTTGCAGGTGGTTTTACATATTTATATGTAAATAAAGTTGTGTATGTATATCACAATTTTATTATTTATTCTATCGACCTTGAATTATTAGATTTTATTGGTTTTGATAGAAAAATAATTTTAAGTTCCTTAAAAGAAACAACAAACTTTTTTGAAGGTGAGTTAAAAAATTTTAAGAATGAACTTAAATATTTAGATATAAAATATTTGCCATACTTAATAAATAAAGATGCAACAAAAAATATTACTTCTAGCTTCGTTCCTTAAGGCTGAAAATCTGGACCCTTTCTTAGATAAAATCAAAAAAAAATTTGGAGTTAAAAAAGAAAATGTTTTTTTCTTTAAAACAGAAGAAGATTATCTTTTAACTTATAAAATAAATATAGATGTTGAACATAAAATCAATATTAAAAAGGAACTACCCAAAACAATCCAAGTCCATAAAAAAGGTGATACTATTTTTACAATTAATGCTTTAAACAAACTTATTGAACAAGAAAGTGGTTTGGGTGGTAACGTTAATTATAAAGAGTATAAAATAGATTGGGAAAAGTTTAAAAACAAAATTATTTTGTTAAAAGGTGACAATCTTGAGATAAACACAATTGAAAGGATATTTTTATCTGAATCTTGATATTTATAATAAAAAAGAAGTTATGATTACAGATAGAAATAAACAAAAATCTGAAAAAGAAATTAAGTCAAAACTTGATTCTTTTTTATCAAACAACAAACAAGGGTGTCAAGATGAGGAATGTTTAATGAACAACCCTGAAGAAATTGTTAAAAGAGAAAATAAGAAAATCATCACAAACGATGGTCGTCAATTATTAAGTGAATATACACAAAGATAGTGGATAGAAAAACTTATATAAAAGAATGGAAAAAAAATAATCCAGAAAGATAAAATAAACACATATGAATAAATTAAGCGAAGATTTAAAAAGACATAGAGAACTTCTTGGTTACGATCCAACTAAAGGTACAACTACCTTAACTGAAGTGAGAAGACATACCTATACCATGGATGAGGAAAACACTGATTATGCTGACGAAGAAGAAACCGAAACAGAAGAAACTGAAACTGAAGAAGGTGAAGACAATCCAGATTTTGATTTTGGTGGTGAAGAGGGAACTGAAGAAGAAGGTGGGGAAGAAGAAACAGATGATGAGTTTGGAACCGCTGATGAATTCAGTGCGGTTGATGATATTGAATCTGAAGAAGATTCTGATACAGAAGAAATTGATGTTACTGATATTGTAAAAAGAGCTGACGATGCTAAAGGTTACGCTGAAAAGGCTGTAACAGCTGCTGAAGAAGGTAAAAACATGATTCAAGATTTAATGACTAAATTTGAGGCATTACAAACATCTCTTTCCAAAATAGATACGGTATCCAATGAAATCCAATCAATGAAAAAAGATATCCAATCTCAAAGGCCAAAAGAAAAATTAGAATTACGTTCTTTAGACTCATATCCTTTTAATGTAAAACTTACTGATTATTGGAATGATGAGAAAATAAAAGCTAATTACGAGATTAATGGCGGAACACCTGATGCTGAAAGTCCAGATGGTGAAGTTAAGGTTTGGAAATTAGACCCAAATGAAGCTAAAGATTTTAGTACTGTTGATATTAAAAAATCTTTTGTTCCTGAGTCAAAATCTAAAAAAAAGGTTTTAACTGAGAATTTAATTCTAAATAGTAGACAACAAACACAGTTTATTGATTTATTAAAAAATGAATTACCACATGAGTATAGAATAATGGTTGGTGGAATGACTGAAAGTGGTATAGATTTTTATGATATAGAAAAGGATGGTGGTAAACATGTTTCACTAACCTTAAACGATGTCAACAGTCCAGAACAATACATAACTCTATTTAGAATGGATGAATGGGATGAAGATTTTTTAGGTGATTACAAAAAGATTGGATCTTCAGTAGAAGAAATCTTTTACAACGTTAAAGATAATTTGATTAGAGATATTAAAAAATCTTTTGTTCCTGAGTCAAAATCTAAAAAAAGAAGAATTTAATTATAAAAATAAAAAAAATAAAGAGGGGGCTAGTCCCCCTTTTTTTGTTTACTAACACCAAATTATTTATTATACTTGAGTTAAGTATTTTAAGTTAAACAATTTAAACAAAAAACAAAATGAGTAATGTATTAGATGCGATTATGTCGCAGTATGAAAAAAACAAAAACTCTGGTGGAGGAAAATCTTTCGAAGAGAAAGACTTCTCAAAGTACTTTAACACAAGATTAGAAGATGGAGAAAAGAATGGTGAAGCAACCATTCGTTTAATGCCAACCAAAGAAGGTGCATCACCTTTTGAAGAAGGATATTTCCACGTAATGCAGGTTAATGGACAATGGAGAAAACTTTATTGCAGAGAACACAATGATGGTGAAACCTGTCCGATTTGTGAAGTAGAAAAAGCTTTAAAAGCTACAGGTAGTGAAGAAGATAAAAAAATTGCTAAAACCTACAAGGCTAGTAAATTTTATTTAACTCGTGTGATTGACCGTTCAAAAGAAGATGACGGGGTTAAAATCTGGCGTTTTAAACACAACTACAAAGGTGAAGGTGAATTAGATAAAATGATTCCACTTTTTACTAAAAAAGGAAATCTTGCTGATGGTAGAGAAGGTCGTGACCTTACACTTATGTTAGGTCGTGGTGATAAGAACAACACCAAGATTACTTCTATTATGGCAGAAGACCCTTCAATGTTAACAGAAAACAAAGAAAAGGCTAAAGCTTGGGTGAAAGACACAATGTCTTGGAAAGAAATTTACAAAGCATCTCCTGTTGAGTATCTTGAGATTATCGCTAACGGTGAAAATCCTGTTTGGGATAAGAAATTAGAAAAGTTTGTTGCTAAAGGTGAAGAAACTGTTAAGAAAGATACACCTACAACAAGTGCTAAGTATAAAGCCCCAGTCGTTGAAGATGAGGCTGATAACGATGATGAAATGCCATTTTAATTAAAAAACTATGTCTACAGTAAAGAAATCAATAGGTAAAAAAGAGTTCTCACTAGATTCTCTAAAAGATAAATTTAGTACAAAAACCAAATACAAGGCTGATAGATTTATCGACTTGGGTTCG